CCGTTCCATCTTGCCTGCTACCCTTGTCATTAATAAAGACAACCGCACCGTTCGAATGAATTGAAAAGTGAAGAGGTAAATTAGCTGGACGATAGCCTGTTTCTACTAATTCATCACAATATTTTCCTATAGAATATAAATTCCACTTATCAACAATATCATCACCAAAACCATATTTAGCCAAACCGTACCTCTTGCTTGACATCATGTCATAAAAAACCCATGCTGGATTATTACTCCATTGCTTGTATTTTGCCCACTGGCCCGTCCAATTCCCGCTATACTCCCTGTTCTCGCTGTCATAGTTGGTCGGTATTTTTATTTTAAGCAGCTTCATATCAAAAGTACGCTTGGGTACCCTCCCAAACGATCTAGCGTCAATCAAAGTGGCCATAATAGCAGAATGAGGATATACCAAAGGAGAGTCAACAATCTCCGTTACAGTAGCCACTCCCGCTTGACGCTGAATCGCCCCTACAGCTACGGCCTCAGGAACTGGCTCTTCGTGAGCTAAACAAATGGAAACACGCCGATCTCTATCTTCCGCTATCACCGGCAACGGGAAAGCATACGAGCGCTCATACTTTGAAGTGCACAGTCCGGAAATAGGAACAAAGACATAAAACGTGTCGCCTGTACCAGAATCGTCACCAATGAGGCGATCGCTGTCTTCGTATCCGATTTTTATCACAAAAAACGCTGTATTGTTTAATGGATCTTTGGCCATTTCCGGATTAACATCTCGCAAAAAAAGTTGATCCACAAATAAATTAATTTCTATATCAGTAACATTATCGTTTGTAATAGTGTGATGATACACCACTGGCTGGACAGCAAAAGCCTCCCTCATACGGTCCACCATACTATACGACGCGGATTCCAATCCTCCCACTCGCGTAAAAACAGAAACAAAATTGGCCTCATCCCCCACGGTAACCATTTGATTCATGACCGAATTACTACCGCTGCCTATACCATCGATTATTGGCGCACTCGGGTCAGTCCAGCTGTAAATGTCATACTCAGGGTCTACCAAGCCGAAGCCGCTGGGCCCCTCAACTTGCGGGCCGGATTTATATATCTGAGGCTTAAAAGACGCACCGTACTGGACCACGCCGCCTACTATTTTCGTGTCCCCCGAAAAATTGTTAGATTGTTTTTTATTAAGACCCGGCAACTTGAGCCCCACATTAAAAGTTTGAGATGACCTTAAAAAAGAAAGCGACTTTTGTTCGTTGTCTTTCATCAACCCTTGATTTAAGGTACCATATTTGATTTCAGAAAGAATTCTTTGATAATTTAGTGTCCCACCTCTGCTATTTTTAACTGGAACGTCGTTCAGATATATCCCTTTCAAACCGTTTTCGTTTAATGTATCCGCTCCATCCACTAAAGGGATTAAATTTCCCTGAGCATCGCATAGCCCCGCTATTGGGCCTTCTGATATAAGATCGATAGTCTTATAAATACCCACTGATTCTAACTTTGCCGGCTTGTGGGCCGATGGTTTTAACACATTTAAGTCATCGATAAAAGGAGAAATGTCACTCTGCTTTAAACCATCTAGTATGGCAGCAATATCAGCATTAGTTTTTCTTCCTAACACCGGATTGGACACTTTGACTGTGCCTGCTAGCGTACGAGTAGTGGAAGACGACTCAAGCAATGGACCAGAAGGACCGGCTCCTCCTTGTTTGGAAATTTCTCGTTTCTTATCTTTTTCCTCTTCTGTAGCTGAACCGACTACTTCTATGTTTCCCGGTGCCCCAACATTTCCCGGTGGCCCAGTAGGAGTCTGAGGGGTGGTTACATCTGGGGCAGGTGTTGGATCCACCTGATCTGGAGGTGGCATGTGATCATCCACACCCACGTTAACATCATCGGGCTCATAGGCTTGACCACCCTCAGCTCCCGTGCCGTTGGTACCAGCCGCCCCTAAGTGAGATGCGTTATCAAATACGTCGTAACCCATAATATTTTCTTAGTGTCATTTAGGTCTAATGTTAGTGCTGTATCAAAGGCGCGCTACTGTTTTGGAACATCCAAGCCCCTCCCCCGCCAAAACTTCCACCGCCCGACCCAACGTTTGGACTTCTGGTATAAACGGACTTCATGCCCCCGAATACCTTCATATTGTTATCCTCCCATACCTGCTTATCCACATTACTGGCGGACACCGAAATAACAGTGCTCCCCACCTTTGCCCTTCCATATCCAACAGGTACAACCTGTCCTTGTTGGCTGACATTTTCGGGAGAAGAAAAAACATAAGAAGTAGTGTTGGCAGCTTCAGGATCATCGCTTTTCATTAACTTGGCCATCAGCATGCTTAACCCAAAAGAAATAGCCATAGAAATAATCGCAGATATAACAAACTCTAAAATCAAAGCCGCGGTTCCCTCCACGCCAATAGCAGCAACAATAGCTGCCGCCAGCGAACTCGCCCCTCCCGCCAATAAAGGAATAATTCTAACGTGTTTATTTTCAATATTCTGAAACATAAACCCTTCAGCATCCACCCTCTCGTCATCAACGAAAATAGCCCAATATTGCTTGCTACGCGCATTAAAATAATTTCGCAACTTATTGGTATTTGCCTCTATGGCATTAAACAGCTCCATAAAATTTCTAACCTTGAGAGTCCAAGAAGACCCTACAACTTCAGCCAAATGTCCTTCTATAGATATATTTGTCATTTAGAGCCTTCCTATACGCCGCGGAACCGTATCCTGTCCTATCACTATTCCACCGCCCGACCCAACGTTTGGACTTCTGGTATAAACAGACCTCATGCCCCCGAATACCTTCATATTGTTATCCTCCCATACCTGCTTATCCACATTACTGGAGGATACCGAAATAACGCGACTACCGCTCAGCAATCTGCCATAACCCACAGGAACCACCTGCCCCTGTTCGGCCACATTTTCAGGCCCACGAAAAGCAAAACTGTTGGTCCCCTCGCCCGCGATATCAGGCCCTTTATCCTGTGTCAACAAGGCAACAAGAGAATAAATTCCATAAGCAATGAGCGCCACCGCAACCACAACCACTACCGTGGCTATAATTGCAGCCGCAGCATAACTCAAACCGGGAGCTACAATCAATACTTGCGAAAATACCGCATACCAAAAAGTCACGAACCCTCCCGCCAAAACAGGGATAAAACATAAGCTTTTTTTAATCTTTTTTAAAAAACAACTAGAAGACTCGGCGGGAATCCCGTCTACCACAAGCACATATCCCCTAGATAAGCCTAAAGCCTTTTCAAAAACACTTCCAGCGTTTGCGCGTAAAGCCCTTAGCGCCTCTCCAACCGTACCAACATGAAGCTTCCATTTGGTGCCTAACATTTGCCCGGCACGACCTTCAATAGAAACGGATATCATACCTACATTATACACTTTTAAATAGAAAAATAAATGGTTTCTTCGCTTTTAGGATTATAAACAGCAAACCTATCCTCCAATGGAGAAAAAATCAAAAAAGAAATTAAAGCGTTGTTCGCTAACTCAATGTCCGCTGCACTCGGTTTACATGAAGTCCCGGGGTGAGAATGAAAGAAAAAATCTATATTTTGAGACCTAGAAGCCTCTAAATGCTTAACTGGATCAACATAAAAAGTACTAAAAGGATCAGGAGAAATATTTTTAACAAAAAACAAAGTACTACCTGCCACAAGCCCACATATCTCTTCTTGGTGAAAAGAAGAAATGCGCTTTATATAACTCAAAAAAGCACTTTTAATTGGTATATCTGTAAGCTTCAATGGATGGAAAGCCTCCAAAAGGAAGGTGATGATAGTCGCTAAAACGCATCTTACACCCATTCAGGGTTTTGCTGCACTGATCTTCTACCCAATACTCTTTCTTGAAGCGCGGGTCTTGGGCTGAAGTATGGTCCTTAATGCACACAAAAAGAGCAGGAGGGTCGCCCTCTAAAGAGCTAATTGACACCACATCTCCCTTGGCATATCCCACTATGCCTGTTGCTGTTGCTGGCGCGCTGCTCCCCGTGGTTAAAACTAAATTCCCCGTGATTTTGGTGCGTAAAGTACCCGAGCTTCCGATAGCAATAGTAGATCCAGTGATCGTTCCATACAAAACCTCATCTCCATTATTAACATCCTTGGTTAATAACACGCTTTGGGTAGCACTAAAGGTAATTATTTCTCCTTTTTTAAGTGTAGCGTTAACTGGCTTTACTTCTATTGAGATATCAGCGCTAGGGTCTGCCGCTTTGACCAACTCAACCGTAACTGTTTTACGAGCCAAAGTTGTCACATAAAAGGTACCTATTTCGGATCCACCGCTGTCCGATAAGGTGATTGTACGATTAGGGTTAATATTTTGGGAGATATTATCTACGGACAACACAACCGCATTCGCGGCATTCGTTGAGCCACTGAGAGCAATACTAAATAAAGTAGGATTATATTCATAAACCCACCTCATCCCCTGAAGATTAAACCCACTATTAGGGTCATCAAACCTTTTGTCTTTCTCGTCTGCCATAGGAACCCCTTGTACGCGAGGGTCTGAGCCTAATATTGTTCTTCCTTCCTCTGCTGCCCCTACGGCTGCCATCGTTAAATCCCCAAAAATTTCTGTATCACCATCATCCGCCTCAGCATCTAATTTAAAGCGCCCACCATTTGCAAAACGAATTGTTTGACCGAAGCTAAGATTAAGCGTAAGCTCTTCTACAACAAGGCCGAAGGTAAGTTGTATAACCGAAACAGCGCTTATTTTTCCCGTAAACGACTGGCCAAGATAATGCGGCCCCGGAGAAAATGCTAACTGCACAGCCCCACTACCACTAAAAGAAGTACAAACAACATCCTCAGTATACGTATCGTTACCCGACTGTATTGTAAGGTATTGAGTTGACCCGAATCTTGCCCTAATCGCCCCGGAGGTATTATCTGAAATCGTGTAGGTGATGCGATATTTTTTACCTATTACCAGTGCTACCGCACTTTGAAGCGGACTCTGAGAGAGGAGTATACCCTCCCCTGCCGCTACGGCTACTGCCTTTCCACCAGTAATTGACCACCCCGTTCCTTTGGTCCAATCACTATCGGTAGCGAACACGCCATTGGTCACTGTCTCTGCAATACCTAGAGATGCAGAATAGTTACCTATAGGATAACTCAAAGTGCCAACCGCATTATCAGCTACATCCCCAACGAGATTACCATAAATAGCCACAGCATTCGCCGCAGCATTAGCACTCAAAGTAAAAACTGCTCCAGTAGCCCCAAATTTTAACTCATTGCCACTACGCAGCGCCACGGGTAACGCATCAACATCCATAGGGGTCGAGGTATAAGGACCGTCCGTATGAGCTCCATCTGACGTAGCCCCTCCAGTTTTGGTCACTGTTATCAACTGTGACTCTTTTTGTGGAAAAAAATCAATTGATTGCAACTTGTTCACATTGTCTGGAGCAGTTAAATTTGTCTTAGGGCCGGTATAGTCGCCTCTAGATCCATAACGGCACCCTATTCCACGGTATTTCCACGGACAATAATTTGCAATCATAATGCGCGCTGGTAATGTATAGTTCTCCACCTCCAAAGGGGAAACGAGCTCAAACTCTACAAAATATTTATTCTCTGATATTTTGCGATTAAAAACATACAAGTCGTCATCGAAACGAGACTCCGGATCAGAATTACCAAATGGATTAACGTTTTCTGGAAAATTAACCTCGTCCAAAAATTTTAAAAATATTCTAATTCTTTTAAATGAGTGGCCAACCATATCATCCTCCCTTTTTATCAGATCAGAAATTAAACCGTCAGGGTTCGCTATTACCAATTTTGGGCGGGGGAGGGCTCCGTCACCTTTAGACTCAAACCCTGTAGCTTCGATAGGAAGACAGTAATATATTTTTTTATTTAATACAATATCTTTATCAATAATTTTACCGGGATGAAATCTTTTTACGCCTCTGCCCTCTCCTACCTGAATTTCAAACAACTCTATCAGTGTATCTGGAAGAAGGTCCGTTATTGATTTATTGTGTGCTTCTGTTGCCATGGTTTTATGGAGTAAAGTATATTTGACCTGCTATTCCGGTGAGATCAGACCGTTTATTTTGATATTCAAGGCCTACCTGCGTTACTGCGTTTGCAGCCTTAGTTCTTAAATATTTGTTGAACAAAACCCCTAAAAGCTCACGCTTTTCTCGTGAGGTTAGGTGTCGATTAAAAATTACAATTGCGGCGATTGCTCCTCGGAAGCCAAGATCCACAGCACTACTGCCTACCCTTTTGCTTCCCCCCACATAAACGCTGCCTGACGAATTAAAAATAAAACTATCACCCTCGTAAGTATCACCTCCTACTGCATTTCCATCATTTCGTGCAGTCAAATACAGCTTTCCCCCCCTAGAACTTCCACTTAAATTGTATACCCACGACCGACGAGGATAATTACCCACTATAGCATCACGACTTCGCGTAGATCCACGATCAGTAAAAGAAAACTGTTCTTGCAGATTTCCAAGCCCAGCATTATCTGTAACGTGAGCGCTCTTGCGGTTATAAAAAACAGAAGGGGTTTTCTGTGTTGAGGAAAACCCGCTCCAGCCCGTTTGATAATCGGCATCTTTGCCTACTTGGTTGTCGTTGCTGGAGGTACCTGCTGTAAAGTTACCCGACGCGGTAAACCACCTGTTTGGATATATAACATAAAAGATGTCAAAGCCATTACCCAGAGAAGATAACCGGTAATAACCCCGAACACCATTGTGCAAATCAGAGCCAGATAGGTTTCCTGTTAATGCGGTAATCTGATTCGGGGAACCATAGGTAGCCGCTGAAGTCACTGTAAAAATAGAACCTCCACGAAAGGTAATCACAGTTCCCGCTGCAATTGAAAAAGCTATAGGCTGTATGGCGATAGTAATGCCATCTGCCGCCGCATAACTTTGCCCAACATTATTGATCTGTATATCTCCATCGTAATCCGCATTTGAAGTGGCCCCATGAAGCTTCATATAGTTAATTTTAGTACTTAAAGTAGGGCTAAAATAAATATATTTTTGATTATTAAAAAACGCATGACGGACAGTTACTACCCCTGATCTAGTTAGCCCCGAGCCTTCCCCAACCGTTCGATCTTCTTTATCAGTGTCTTGTAGAGTTGGCTTGTTGTCTGTGGTCGTTTGTTCTAAATAAACGTTGGCGTCATTGGTGGATACCCACTTAGTCACTGTTTGCCCAAAATTTCCAACCGCAGCATCGGGTATGGTGCCTCCACTAAGAACCCCGGTAAGGGTTGTGACTGGGGCACTGAAATTCGCATCTAATGTAAAAATTCCCTTCGTGGTGCCTTCAAAGAAATATATCACATCTCCGCTTTTCATGTCCACACTCGTGGCCAAAACAGTGATGCTTGTTGTGGGTATAGTATAGCCCCCAACATTGTTAATAGTGACGGCTCCGCTAACGGCTTCTGTCGTTCCCGTGTTATAACTTTTATTACCTGCTTCAAAATATCCCACTAAACCGGGGATGGCTGTGATGGGCGTCATAGAAGGAGTGATAGATAAAAGTTTGCCGCGATAATTACTCACAGTATAATTAGTGTTGGTACTAATAATACGAATAGCTTTGCCCCCAGCCCCTCCAACTTTTCCTGCTTTGCTTTCCTCATCTAACAAAAAAGGTATACCCATAGTTTTTTCATTAAAGGTATACCCTATGTTTCCGGGCTGACCGTAATCTCCACCATCTCCTCCCCAAGCGTGTTTAGCATGATCTGACCCAGCGTTTCGATGGTTTGCAACACCACCGCCGCTCTGAAGATTTCCGGCCCCCCCGAAGCCATAGCCCCCATAAGAAGAATCGCTTATATAATCTTTTATACCTTGCACCGAAAACTGAGTTCCTCCGCTAACAGCCCTAAAGCTAGCTCCTCCACCCCCAGCGCCCCCTCTATGGATCCCTATAAAATCTTTAGCTCTAAAAATTATATTGCCCGGACTCGCATAAGATGTAGGAATATAGTCATTATCTGATATTGTATCTGCAAAGGTGGAACCCACCGTGGCCAGAACATCTCCGTCATCGCTGATTCGAATTTTTATTGCTGGTGTCCAAGTTGAGGTCAACCCATAACCCTTTTTAAATGTTCCCACTGATCCTGCTATATTTTTATAAGAATTCCAAGGGGAGTGAGCTGCGGATTTAACGGAAAATATCTTTTCAGCTAAAAAGCGATCTCCGCCCCCTCCGCCGCCTCCGCCTCCATAGATTTTGGCATTATAATCCTTACGAATAGAAAACTTATCAATACTAGGGTGTGAAATATAAATCGCATCACCTGCATCCGCTCCCGCGGTAGAATCTTTTGTATATGAATAGTCTAACTTCAAGGTATATTTAGAATCTTCACCCTGATTATTTTTAGAGCCCTGCCCCCACTCTCCTATGTCCCCTTGCACAATCTGTGTCACACCTCCGTCGCCTCCTTCTCCGCCTTGACCCACGATTAAAGAACTGCTTTGCATAACAAGCACAGATGGAGTTTCAGCTATTGGTTTTTGTAAATTTGGATCAGCACCGGCACTTGCGTCTGCTGGGTTTACCACACCAGTTAACAGTTGGTACCCTGTCCTTACAGCAGGAATAATCATACCTGCATCAGGATCTCCTGCGGGATAAGCCCCCCCTTCAGCACCCACTAGAGAATCCGGGCGCAATATAAATTGTACCCCAGTATAGTTATTACCATAAGCCCCGGTATCAGCGATGGCAAGATAATCTGCAGCCGTAGGGTTCGAGCCAATAACCAGATCAAGCCCATTCTCTTGTTTTACTAGCCCGCGATCTACCAAAGCTTCTATAAACACCCCGCTTAAATTAATGTTTGAAGAGCCATGGTCCAGATACACCCTAAAAGCAGGCTTGGATCTCGTGGGTATCACTGTTCTGGCATCAGTAAACTCAGTGGAGCTATCGCTCAAACCGGTAGATACTTGATTGGAAACATTGGTACTAAAATCCGCAGCTCCACTTGCATATACATACATGGAACCAAAAATGTCGCTGTATGGCGATATATACTCTGACCTCATCCTATAATAATAATCTTGATCGTGAGAGAGTCCTTTATGTATAAAATACGAATCTTGATGGATGCCTGTGTTTTGTGGGTCTGGAAGATTTCTCAGTCCTTCAGGAATTTGACCATCCCCAGCCAAACTTGGTGGCACTAAAATTCCACTATAAAAATTGGTCTGAACATATCCGGCAGTATTCGCGAAATCTAAACCATAAGATTGAATGTATTTACGATTGATTTCAAAGCCGGTACCCTGCACCCCCGCAATATTTCGCACAGAAGTAGAATCCGTTAAAGGGATTCCTGAAACCTCTGTCCAGCTATTATCTTGAGTATATTGAATAGAATAACGATTTAAATCATGACCGGTAGCAGGATGCTGCCACGCCAATACATTTAGAGGTACCCCCGAAGCATCATAGTAGCCCGTTTGAATTAAAAAACGAGCTGGATGATTTGGCGTCTGGCCGTCATTTCCCCTATAAGGATAAGCACAGTTAGCAGGTAACCCCGCAGCCTTATCAAAGCCTGTAATATATCCGGTAATACCAAAAGTAATTAAGCCACTGGGGTCATAAGTATTGTCAAAATTAGACTTATTTTTTAATGTTAGCGTTGCCGTATATACACCGCTTGATTCGGGACCAGTTGTTACCTCTGGGGCAGTAATATTATCATTAAAGCCTTTAAAGTAAAAAGGGATAAAACTAGAACTACCCGGCGCCGTCACCACAGGATTATGCGAATGGCCTGAAGGAAAATCAAAAACTTGATAAGGACTATCGTAACCTATGAAAGTATTTAAGGCGGTATTTCCGCTGTTTGTCAAATAGAATCCCGTCCTAATGCTTTGCCCCGTTATGGCGAAAACTTTCATACCAGTATTTGATATAAAGTCTGTATTTTCTATTCTTTCTATCGTGGATTTAGATCCAGCATAGCGATTTATGCTGACTGGCCCCGTTGCACCTCCCTCTGTTGGCCAACTCCAATAAGCTGACAGATTTTTTAATGGCCGATTAACCACTGTCACCAAAGACCTGAACTCAGTAGACAAATTTAAATAATCAATAGGAAATTCACGCATATTAATCGTGACATCATTATTATCTTTAAAGTTAATAGTATGGCTCCAACTAGAAGCCAAAAACACCTTATTTGTAAAATCGTAAGGAGCTGGGGGTGTAAACTCAAAAAGTTTAACCCCCGCATGATGCTCAAGGAAGTGAACGATTGCGAGAGCCTCCTTATCTGTTCGCCCTTTTAACTCAACCGGAAAGGCAAGTAAATTTTTATTAATTCCTTCGTCAAACCTCATGGTAAAACCATTGTCTAGGTCTTGTTTAGTGAAACGAGGATTTTGAGGTATACTGATGTTTTGGTTTAAATCAAAATAAAAATTATCTTTCGTCCATAAAGGGTACTGCCCTGTTGGCGAGTTATACTCTGTCCCTAAAATTCCAGTTTGCGGAGTATAGTCGGCATGTTTTTCCCCTGTAAAATAATACCACCCTGTTTGAGTGGGTACTAAGGCTGCTTGGTCGGGAAGTTGCCGTAAAAACGTTGCGTCATGCTGAAAATAAGCTTTGTTATTCGTATAATCTTCTCTCGTGTTTTCAAAAGGAATATATAAGGTTTTCCAATTTGTTGTAGATGCTGTTTCTCTAAAAAAGGTAGTAGAAACACTATTAACATCAGGAGACTCGTAGCCCTGCGTAAAGCTTTCTACAAAAAAGGCGCCACTTTGATTATAAGGAGCAAAAGGCGTCCACGGAATACCGCTATAACCCCCACTAGGATGATTTCCTCGATTAAAAGAATCTTCTAATATATGGACGATAGCTTTTGTCTCTTGATCAGTTCTTTTGCCAAAGTTCGTTGAAAAGGTAGCGCGCACCGCATTTTCACTTTTATTTAAAACATTATAATAACCATCACCAAACTCTGTTGTATAATTAAGAGCTTCATAATCAACAGTAGCCCCATAAGACACGTCTGCAAAAAAGCCCGTAGTCCATTCAGTGTCGGCTGCGTAGGGTCGATTAGTAATTGTTGAGGTTGTAATGCTGTCTCCCGTATAGTAGCAATGTCCGGATTCAGATTGCAAGCACGGGTGAAGAGTGGGAGGGGCGGGGCTCGGATCTGTATAACCACTATAGTAAACAACATCGTACTTCTTGTACTCGTTACCCACCTCGAACGGCAGTACTCTTGCTATATTAGTTACTCCAGAATTAATTATCATACCACTTGTTTTCCGGTTAAATAATCTTGAGATAACGAAATCTCTCCAGCCATAGAAGACCCTTCGGATGCAGAAATGCTCTGTGAATGAACCTGTCCCGTACAGCCAAAACGACCCATTGCGGAGGACCCAGCATCTGCATAAACACCATAAACATAAACATCTGCGATAGCTGCGTATCCAGTAGTGGTCAATACCGTCCCCAAATCCTCTCCACGTACTGTCATTTGAATTTGTACGTTTTCTTTCGTAACCCGACTAGGCAAACCGCTCCCTATAACTGTCATTGGATTGCGTTCACATGTAACAGAATAAGAAAAGCCTAATTTATTATTTATACCAAAATCATTTCCAGCCAAATAAGTTTGAGCTCCATGACTGATAGCACGTGGATCGTCCTGCACCCCCCTCATTACCTCATCGCTACGCCCTTGTGCATCTAACACGCTAAGTTCTCCATAAATATCCATCGCAGAACGCACTAAAATAGGAGCCATAGGAGACACTGAAAACTGAAGGCTCCTGATATATCCGCTAGCAAACTCAATCCCCCCTAAATTACCCCTCAATGGCTCACCCGTCCTTTCTACGTTTGTCAAAGGATTGAGGAACTCATGAAGAGACCCTGTTAAATAATGACTAAAGGAAAGGGTACCTTTTAACGGAGCGTCCGCCACATAGCGCATAACGCTTCCAGTTATATTTTCTATCGGGGAGAGTGACGCTTCTACACCCAGCTCCGCACTTTCGGCCAAAATACTGTGGCTTTCAATTTCAAGTAATGCTTTCTCATATTTTATGAACTTAGCCATTAGGGAGCTGCTTTTTCTAGTCTCGTTTGGGCTGTGACTATCCCACTAACACCTGCGCTTGTACCGCCATATACTACAAAATCTAAATGAATAGCGCTAGTAGCTTCCAAATCAATAACCGCGCCCGTATCTAAACGATAAAATGTAATAGCCACAGAACCCTCAGCTTTAGTACTAGCATAACCTACTAACGGTCGAGTGCCATCCCACCCAGTTGCTATAACTGTATAGCTTGCAGATGTTAACTTTTTTCCAAAGGTTATAGTGGCCACCCCAGCGGTACTTAAAGTAACTGGGCTCTGCATATTGTAAGTGCTTGTTAATACTGTCGTGCTACTGGTCCCGTCTGTTTGAATATGGCCAAACGCAACACTTGTGTTTTCGCAGGTTAGGCCACCTGCCTGAGAACAGTAAGCAGTATTACTTTCTACTGCGCTTGAAGCCGGACTAAAGGTAGCGCTATTGGGGCTATTGTTTGCTAAAGCAGTATCGCCCAAATAATTCCATGAAAAATAATTCTCAGAAGGGGTGCCTGTCCAAAATTGACCCGCCATCCAACGTGGCGAATTTGTTTCCGCATTGCCAAATATTACTGCAGTTTGAGCGTTAGTACTAGACGTATTAGTAATATAAATATAACCCTTAGTGCCAGTGTTTGCTTGAAAGGCTGCTTGGGTAGCTGTGCTTGTTTTAGTTGTTATAGCATAAGAAAATGTTCCTAGTGTATCACCAATGCTAATGTACCCCCCGCTAGTGGTTTCCCCTTTGCTAATCTGTAAGCAATTATTACTAGCAACGGTACTACTCCCAGAAATAGCTATGTAAGTTGGATGATCTTCTATATAGCCCGCGCCACTGCTTGTTAGCGCCATTTTAATGCGCGCCATTTTGGACACATCCGTAGAGTGTATATATAAGGCATTATCTACAGCGGAGTCAATATGTACAAGCGCCGCTGGAGTGGTCGTGCCCACTCCTAGATTCCCAGCGGTGTTGATTACGACGTCTGCTGTGGCACCATCTGGCCAAAAAGTTATTCCGTCTGTCCCTAGGATCTCTAACTTATTTCTACGGGCAGTCGTTCCATAATTCGACCCAATAAACTGAATATAAGCTTTCGCGGCTCCCGCATATGCAAACTTCATTCCAACCCCTGCACTATCACTAGCAAAATTTAATTGCAAAGCCCTGTTTGTGCTGGCGTTATCGTATTTAATCTCCACTTTATCGCCCGGCGTTGTAGTTCCCACTCCCACGTTACCATCATGCAATATCCTCATCGCTTCAGCCGAACCCGCTCCTGACGGATCAGTAATAAAAGCTAAATCCATTTGAGGTAAAGTAGCATGACTTTTAATGCCTACAATTCCAGCCCCACTGCCTGAATCAAAAGCATTGTCAACTTGAAAATTAATACCCACCGCCGCATTTGCCGTATCCGTAGGATTCAACAAAAGCATATTGGTCCATGTAGATGCCGTGCCTGCTACGAAAGTGGCTGTTCTGGCGCCCGAATTTAACTCTAAGAAAGTATTAGGGCTACCTGCGCCAGTGCCAATACCTACGTTTCCACCATCTTTGATAAAAATACCATAGTTGGTACCATCATCTTTAAGGCTCAATCCACTGGGGCCCTCCGCTGCTACATTGGCCACTTTATGTAAATTAGCAACTGTAATGTTTTTGATTTCATAGGCCGGCGTTGCACTGGTGTCGCCTATAAAAAGCAGATCGTTGCTCGCAGGCACCGACAAAGCCGAATATTCATTTATTTGTCCCATTTTATAAGTTCCTATTTAAAAAGTCTTTAAATTCTAAGTCTACACTTAATGTTCCATCTATTGATGTCTTTACACTTTGGGACACTAGTTGTCCCGTTACGCTATTAAATCTATATACTGTTTTGTAGCCGTTGTCTTCTAAGGCCAGCGAGTCATCATCTTCTAAGCTGGTAGTGCCTCCTACTTCATTTGGCCCTGAAAGATTCTCAGCGCTTAGAGCGCTTTGGTACATTGTCAAGCTAATTGTTTCATGGTGACCGCTACGTATAGTATCCATAATATTGGCAGTTTCGTAATCGTCTACTTCAACTGTCATATTTGTTGTAACTTCTATAGGATAATTAGTAATAACCTCTGCTGGCACAAAGCCTGCGCCACCTGTTAAATCTGAAGCTGTTTTTTGGCTAAGATCGTAAATAGGCTCTCTGTCAATTTCATAGTTTTGAGTGACTTGCGTAACCCGGTTAGTGCCAGATTGCCCAAAACCACACCAAATAGAACCTTGATTTGGTACCGGCCGCACCTTCATACCCATAGATCCCTCTAGTGGGGAGTTCCCAGAATAGTCTAAATCTCCATGACGAATGCCACTGCCAAATCTACCAAAAGTTACAAAAGACGAATCCACCGTAGGAACGCCCCCAACCCCACAACTTACAGAGTAATTAGTTAAATAGCCAGAATTAAAGCCAAAAACTTTTTCATCTCCATTTCCTATATAAGTATCATAAATTAATGTACCAGAAAAAGAATCTTCTCCAGTATAACTCAAAACAGGATCATCGTTTAAAATAAGATCGCGAGTTAAAGAAAGCTGTCCCTGCAACGGGCCATCGTAAATATTGCGTACAAAACCAGCACCCAAGACATTAATTGTGGTCTCAGGGATACTATAGCTGGCGCTCCAATCACGAATACCAGACACCCCATACATCGCAGGAGATGCATCCTTAGGATCACTACGAAGGAAAAACTGAGATTCGTAACTTGGTACCGCGTTTTTAGCCATTATGGTCTCCTAGCCGAAGGGCTTAACGTGCCACCTACTCGCTGTTCTTCTGTTAAAATTTTCAAGACTTGGCTTTTTATCTTTTCACTCAAAGCCTTGGCGTCCGCTGTATTGGCCTTAGAGGGTGCCCCTGTGTTTCCTGTCGCTGTTTGGCTAGCCCCACTACCCGGGGACTCATTGTCGCCTCCTAAGCCAATATTTATACTAATATTATTAGTGTTAGTAGAACCACCTAAAGAAGGGGCTCCTGATGAAACAGGTACAGTACCTCCTCCTTGGAACAACCCATAACGACGGGCAACTGCTCCTCCGATTGAACCACCAGCTTGACGACCAATAAAGCCTCCTCTTTGACTTCCCGGAAATTCAGGTTTTTGTCCGAATACCTTATTCATCGTTGACCAACCAGCCGGATCACCTACTCGATTAGATCCCCACTTACTGGTAGTATTCCACTTGCTAGCCCCTTTACTTAAAGCCCCCATTCCTGCGGCCATCACACCAGATATTATCGTGCTCAGAATCATAGCCTTCTTTTGTTCTTTCTTTTGGTGTTTCGCCATCGCCTTCTGCTGTTTTTCGACAGCAGCATCAGCGTATTCATCATACTCCGGATTGCTATTCTGCAAAAAGAGGCCACTAAAACGAGAACTTGGGATTTTCTCTGCAAGTTTCATCAGGTGCCCTCCACCTTTTTGGAAACGAGGGGCCGCTCCAAAATTAATTGAATTCAAAGCATCAGGCCCACCTAAAGCTCCGACAGCATTACGATTCAAAACATATTCGCCGCTTTCTAAAAGGGCTGGGTGTCTATCTCCTGTGCTGTTTCCTCCTACAAACGTGCCGTTTTGTGCGGCGATGAAACCGCCCCGCTGGTTACCAGACCACAAAGTCTTGCCTGCACCCATCATACTGCTTACCGCGCTCTGCAGAAAAGCCTGACGCATGGTACTTAAAAATGCTAAGGCAACTCCGTCAAGTGCGTCCCCTAAACTAGAGGTTTTATCCATCGCTGCTCCTATCGCCCCTACCATGTTATCCCTAAATTGTACAGGAAGCTTTTCTCCTAGTTCCCTATAGATAAAATGAGATTGCTGTGCAACATCATCGAATCCCTTTCTGAGCCCTGCTGAAAATTTTGTGGACTGGGCGGCGTCTATGCGTTCCCAGTGCTCTCTTAGTTCTTTGGCGCTATCTGCAGCGTTATCAGTTTCCTTAGCTAAAGTAAATACCTCAGCCGCACTTTGTCTTTGAAGGGCCAAGGTTTTTGCTCCTTCTACATTTCCCGCCATGACAGCTTGATTTATCTCCTGTGTCTGCTGATTAATAAACTTAAGCTCGTCGCTGGTTAACTTGTAGTTTTCAACATTGAATCCCGCTCCCACTTGTGCCGACAAAAGAGGATGATAGCCGGTGGTATCCGTTTGATCCAAAAGAGGAGCCCCTCGTCGATTCGTCGCGTTCTTAAATGAAGCTTCTAGATCCGTTTGCAAGGCGTCCCGCTCCGCCAGCGTAGTGGGGGCGGCGGCGGTAGTTTTTTGGGCTACTCTGGGACCACTGATCGCTGCCTTTAATGTGCTTACCTCCTCTTCTAATCGTTTGACCCTAGCGTTGTCCTTCAGCCATTGAGAAACCCTATCTTTTTGAAATTGTGGCGTAAGCAAAGGCTGAGCAACCATCCTTTCCGCGCCCGTTTTTCGTTGCGCGGGAGTCATCGTCTCAAATTTATTGAATACATCGCCCGCGGTGTCATAATTCAGCTGTATATCCTTTTTGTCTTCTGGACTCAACTGGTAACGGTTTTTTTGCAAATTAGCTAGTTGTGACTCTTTGTCTTTTAGGGCAAACTTTTGAGTGCGTAATTCTGGGTCTCCTCCAAAAAAGTCGCTCACAGCGTTTGAAACCCCTTTCGCTATGGACTCAATCGGTCCCATACGGATACCTATGTCCGCCTTTGTTAGAGGGTCTTGGAACGCAGGCCCTTTATGTGAGCTTGCGGGACTAATCCCAGTTGGCGCTGTTGGGGTTCCGTTTAAGGTGGAGTTGAGGGCATTAACAGCATCCCTTAGTTTGATGTTAGCATCTACCAATTTGCCGGTGGTAGTATTTAAATCTACCTGAGTTTTTGTTTCAATAAATTTTTGGCGCGCGTCGCTCAACCGATCCTTTTGCTCCAGTTCTCTTCCCTTATTAAAAATATTAGTTGAAGCTCCTTGTTTTTTGAGAACCTGCTGCATTGGGGTGAGTCCAAACATTGCCTCGGGGGATTGGACAGATCTTTCCTGACGCATCTTATAGAGATCGAACTCTCCACGAGCTTTACTCATGTTCATGTTTTCGGCATGAATATTTTTAGATTCAAGAACAGCTAAACGAAATTGCTCTGTTGTGATGCGGGCCCTTAACTCTTCAGCCTTGAATTTCAGCTCTTGAACTTTTTCATCTTTCAGGATAGCTGACATTTGCTCTTTATAAGCCGCTTCTAACTTTGTGATAAGAGTTGTCATGCCTGCCACCGCATCGGGTGCTATGGCCCCCAACCCGGTCCCCGGCGCACCGGCAGCTAGAGCTCTCGCTTCCTTGAGTTTGGCAATTCCTCCCGCAGCCCCTCGCTGAGTAAAACCTCCCTGACCAAAAAAGACGTCCTGAAAACCGCCCCGGACTCCTGCGGGAGTTTTGAAGACACTTTTTAAGTTAGATATTATTGACGCCTGATTTTGATTGAAGACGTTACGGTCGACTGCTTGTCGTTTTCCGGCAAAATTTGCAGCGCTAACTCCTCTTGCTTCCCCTAAATTAGCAGCACGCCCCCGAAACCCAAGGAACCCCTTGCGCGCAGTAAGAGCGGCGTTACGAACAGCTGCTTCATGGGATATAATAGCCAAATCTTCCGTATAAGTCAGAACTGATGTATTAATACTTTTAAGAAGAGCCTCAAAATCACGAGTATAATTGGCCCCTTGAAGCTGAGTCTTCGTGGATTCTTTTAGGCCCGAGGTTTGGGCGCCAAACATTTCGCCATAAAACTCAGCAAAGAACCCTTGGTCAAAGTGTTTTTTGAACTGATCTTCGGCTTGATATATAGTCCAGCCGGGATCAAGGGACTCAAGGACATGAGCCATCTCTCCTATCATCTCACCTGTCATCCCTTTCTCGCCAAAATGTTTCGTAAGGAGTCCCCTGAAATCTGCCTCACTAAATTGTCCCGTAAAATCGAGGGGGTTATATTCGCTCCTTATAGACGCCGCCTCTTTAAAAAAATCAGTCACTTCCTGAGGTTCCGCACCTCTCGCGTCTTTTCCTGTTCGCCCAAAAAGTGCAGGATCCATCAAAAGCTTAGCCAAGGGTCGGGAAAAACCCTTCATTTTTCTGTCTATCGCCTTTTGATCCCCTACGGCCTCCAGCCTCTCTATTTCGTCCTCTGTTGTTTGTCCTGCGGGACTCAAAAGGGCCGCTTGAGCTGCCTTCATTTTTATTTTAATGCCTTGTTTGCCGCTCCACAACTCAAGATTATCTGTTAATGTTTTGACATTAGTTCCAGCCTCTGCGAACGACTCTGCCAAATCTGTATCGGATATAGACTCAAGAGCTATCGTAGCCCTGTTGGCCGCAGCGGCCAACTCGTCTTCAGTAGCTGCAACCGCCAAATCTTTTTGTGCTTGAATAAATTGTATAGCAGCTGTTGCGTTACTTTTGAGGCCTCCGGCTAAGGCTTGTAACTCAGCTGTCACTGATGCTGCACTGTCAGCAGTAGCATCCAATGAGGTTATGATCCCTGCTGTTGCACCAACCAATGCTCCTACACCAGCTCCGATTGCCGCGCCCGGGAGTCCGCCCACCATGCCACCCGCCGCCCCAAATTTAGTAGCCAAAGCGCCTCCTGCCATACTGCCCAACCATCCCCCCGTCACGCCTCCAGTCAGCCCTCCGCTAATAGCTGAACCTGCTTGACCTCCTACTCCTTGCTCAATCATACCGCCCGCCATAGGTATCATCATCATAGCCATCATACCCGCCATACCACCTCCGGGTCTTAATTGTTTTCCGAGAGCTAAGGTATTTTTGAGAACTTTCTTTTGTGCTTCTCCGGTGACACCATATTGATTGCTTAACTTTCCAACTACCTTAGTAAATTCTTTTGTGGTGGTTCGGTTATCGGCCCAATCCTGAGCGGCTCCAGCGAGCACCTTATTGAAAGAAGCAGCCCATTTACCTCTTTTGTCTAATCCCGGTATCCCCAATAATGCAGCCTGTCCTCCGGCTCTTTCTACAATATCAGTACCCAGATCTGCAAAATTAGGAACATCTCTCAAGCCACGAGGCTCATCCATTTTATTGGTAACCGCCAGTCCTGCCGGATTCCCTGCCGATTGAAAACGAGGCGAACTATTAATGCGAATAGCAGATGAAGGAACCCCCGCTGCTTTTTCTCGACCAATAGCAGCGCCAAGTCCTCCTCCTGCAAAATTAGGAATATAACCACTGGCACCAGCCACTACTTGTTGCAACCTGTTACTATTAACAAAATCACTTTCTCTAAAAGTTAGCTTCCCTGTGTTTACATTGTGAAAACCTCCTCCTACTACGAGACTCTCAATTTTATTGGCGGGAATTTTAGCCTGCATGGCAGCCATCCCGTGAAGCGGCTTATTGGACAACACCATACGACCATCTGCTAACATTAAAGACGTGCCCCCTTTTTCTAAATCCGCACCAAAAGTCTTTTGTTCCCCGACTGCCGTAAAACGAGCCTTACCACCTACAATCTTATAATCTATTCCCTTCACCAATGCGGTCAAACCGGATTTCGTAGCAACTTGAAGATTCCCTGCGTTCCGGGCGGCTATCGTCCCTTTTGGTGCCCTTGCTGTCATCATACCCCTACCCGCAAAATTAGGAATATAACCACCAGCAGCTTTTTTCGCTGTCAACCCCTTGATAGCCGTAGCTACCGGGCCATATCTTGCTATGCGGTTTGCGGTCAATGCCGTACCAAATGATTTTCCAATCAAGCTTTTAATGTTCGGGGCTGAATCTGATCTTTTAGCATCGGCCCGATCCACCTGAGTAGTCTTCCCTTTAAAAAAAGTATCTAACAACGGTTTGCTTATCTTTCCTGACTCTTCAAAATCCCAACGAGCGCTATCGTCACCACCGAACTTCGAGCCTTGTTGCCCTGCAAACTGCAACGCAGATTCCATGATCCCGCCCTCAACACTTGTAGAAAATACCCTTTTGCCTCTAGTATTGGTTAAAGTTTGAGCAAACGTCTGTCCGTCATCTTTGAAAAGCTCCGAAAATATTGAAGATGAATACTTGCCTAGCGCAGGCACCATGATGTCGTTCATCTGCGAGGTAAACTTCTCTTTTAGTACGTCCTCAGCACTTTTTTTCTCTGTGCCTTTGCCAATTGTATTTATGGCTCCTACCGGAATATTTTTTATCTTAAACTTTGCTCCCTGATAGGCGGGGCTTCTCACTAATTGGGCTAACCCCTTGTTAGCGATTTTACCTTCTTTCCCAATCACGCCAAACCCACTAGAAGGGTTATAACCTGTTTTTCCTCCGCTTTTCATGCCCACAATAGCCCCGATTTTTATATCTTTAGCTGGCATGGAAAACTGCATAGCTTTTGGTTTACCTGTTGTTCTCATAGCGGCAGCTTTAGTAGTCATTTGATTGACTCTCTGCTCTCCAGTTTTTCCATACTTAGCCGCTACTCCGCCCCAATTTTTTTGCATATCGGTAGAGCTAATATTTCCGCTCTGAACACCTCGCCTTAAACCCCCCAGAGTAGCTCCGGGCTGCTGCAAATACTGGCCCGGAGTTGTCATTTTAAAATTAGGAACATACCCCTGCGCAGCCGTAATCCTTTTTGCTCCCTGTGGCAAGCCACCATTAGCTCTCACCATCGCTGGATTAAATACAGCAGAACCACCACCCCTAAAATTAGGAACCATATACTCGCCAGTATTGGCCACCATACTCCCACGCTGCCCCCCACCAAAAGCAAAATTAGGAATATGCACGGGGCGAGCTGAAGAACTTACACCACCTACCCCCTTACGAACGTCTGCTGCCTCTCCGGCGAAACCGGGCACGTAGCCACGCGCACCTCGACGACCCGGAACAATAGCTCCAGATTTATTTGTGGTCATGCCAGCCATCCGCAAATTGCTAGCAATCAAGCCAGTAGAAGTCACAGACGCCTTAAATGCCTTTTCTTGTGCCTTCGCATGACCCGCCAGTATTCCGGCCTGCTTAGCAGCGTTGCCTTCGTTTTGGGCAATTAACTTAGATAAGCCTGCATCACTTTGAAGCAAAGCCTCTATAGTTGCTTGTAAATTTGCTTGTTTTTGCGTTTCGGTTGTAATACCTATGAGGGTGGGTATCGCTTTTGTGATATAACCCACGGTAGTAATAAAAATTTTTCCAATTACCGCGATTGCTGCCACAAGGCCCGGGCCAGCTACAATATTTCTAATCCCCTTGAGCAACCCACTTGCAAAGTCGCTTCCTATGCCCTCACCATCAAGAAGGGCATTAATGTTAGAAACAATATCTTTAAAAGGTCCTAGAATGGCACGAGCTATAGGCTCAAAAGTTACCTTACCAATATTTTCTTGCAATCGAATTAACTCAGTTCCCGTTTGCGATAATAGCGCACTTATTGTTTGGTTCAAGCGAGCGTTGGCATTAGCAGCCTCATTAGTGGCCTCAGTAGAAGTTTTTAGCGCGCGGTTATAAACCTGAAAGTCACTATTGATATCTTTAACTATAGCAGACAAAATGTTAGCCTGAAAAACACCCGCCACTTGCTCGCGAAGATAACCTTTGTTAGCATCGCTTAAAGTCTTATATGTTTTAGCAAAGTTTTGCAAAATATTCATAGCTGGCAAGATATTCCCCTCCATATCTTGCACCTCAACATTAAATTGCTCTAACGCCGTCAAGGTATCTCGGCGCTGTAACCGGGTAAAAATAGTTTTAAGGGCGTTACCAATAACAGCTCCACCTCGACCCGTTTGTTGCTGAACGGCTGCAATCATGGCATTCAGCTCATCGAAGTCTACCTTTGCATCCACAGCAGCAGACCCAACACGGCCCAAGCCTTCCATTAAATCTTTAGCTGAAACGGCAAATTTTGTTTCCACCGCCACAAACTTATTAAGCGCTTCTGTGGTAGTCAGGGAGCTTTGCTGAAAAGCGTTCACCGTTGCGGTCAGAGAACTTACAGCCTTTTCGGCATTAACGCCTGTCAAACGAACCAACGTTAACGCGTCCGCCGTACGCTTCAAGGTCTCATTCATTCCCAAACCTTGCCGAGCAAACTCTAAAGCAGCTTTGGCTGCATCGTCAAAAGTGGTAGCTGTTTTTTTACCTATATCAAATAGACTGCCGGAAAACTTCTCAAACTCTTTGTTGCTAACGTTTAGAATACGATTGATGTCAGCAAATTGTTTTTGTACGTTGATGGTTGTTGATGCAAGCTCTTTGAACGCTTTTGTCATTCCTCCGATAACGGCAGTGGAAGCGCCAAATGCGATAACACGAGCATTGGATGCTGCAAGGGCAGATTCAAACTTATCCAAGTCCCCTGTAATGCGACCTAGTGGCTGACGAAAACCCTTTTCGTTTATTTTAAGGTTTAACTTAGCCTTGCCCGCAGTGGACCTATTAAAAGTGTCTACTCCTTTTTGTATAGAAGCGAGAAGCTTCTTATCATTGATGATGGCATCGAGTTTGATCATAGTGCACTATTTAATAAAATATACACTTTTTTCAAATGTTTGTTCGGCTTATGTCATGGTTTCCATCAAATCATTCATGTCCATACGGCCGCCTTTTGCCTTTAGCATATCGCTCAACGATCTTCCCTGTGGATTTTGCTTATACCCTAAATACTCATAGTCCTCTTCTTTAGCGCCCATAATGGTCGAAGCCCCGTCTTTGTCTAAGGTATCTGTTACATCTTTCGCTTTGTCCTGAGCATTGACATAATCAATAATTTTTTGAGGATCTTTTTTGAGAGTGTCAGGCATTTTTGGGTAGCCTTCAAATATATTCTTAAACATACGAGTAAAAACAATCAGCTTGACTTGATTAAGAGAAAGCTCAAATAATGGTTTATCATAAAAATTCATTACATTATCTGAAAAAGGAAAATAAGCACTATAAAAATCTTGCAATACAATGCGCTGAATGTTATCATCATTTAAACATAAAATTTTATTGTTATAACTTATAATAATTTCTAACAACTCATCCTTATTGAGCTCGTCGATCTTTTCCTCGGAAAAATAAGGAGTTTGCAGCTCTCGGTCTTCGTAAAAAGACTTTAAAATGTAATGGTCGCTAGTGCGGCTTTTAGCGTGCGTTTCACAGCTTTTGCCAATTAAATTACTTTTGATTGACAATAATTGATTTAGCCTTATGCGAGCTTTATCTCGTTCGACAACATTGTCCTCTATTTGCGTTTTGAGATAGAGTTGTTTTCGTGTGTTTTCTAGACTCTCTATGTAAGCTTCTGCTTTGGTGATTTCCGCGTCATCAGCAGTGGTCCACATCTCCTCATCACGAAGTCGTGTTAAAATTTCTTCTTCAGTAGGAAGCCCCCGTTTTTGAGCCTCCTGAAAAAAACTCTCCTCAAGTTCCTCTAGATCAACTTGATCCAAAGAAGAAAGATGCTTAACATAAAAAGTACTCCCCGCAAACTCTACTTCAGAAAAACCGTAAACAATATCCTTAAATAAATATCTAAAGTTAACTTTGGTCGGAACTGAGGTCATTGATTATATCATCAAATTCTTTTTGGGTTGGCTTTTCACTAAAATACCAATAACTGGTAATAGCTGCTAACTTAGAAGAAAATGCAGTAAAAATCTTATCCTCTTTTTCATCCTGATCATAATAAGCGTCTATGCGATCCTCGAATTCTTTTCCCTCAAAGAGTGGGGTGGGGTTCTCAGCTCCTTCTTTTTTAATATGAGCTAGGGTAACCATATACCACAAAATTACTCTGTTTTGCGCCTTAATGTCAGCAGTATGATTGAAAAGACTTTGATAGGCCGACTCTAAATTAACAATCTCTCGTCTTGTCATGGCTAACCTACCCCCCAATCCCTTTTTACCCTTTTTGGCGTCAGTAGGATGAGCCCCGCTTTTAGCCATATCCATCTCCAACTCCGCTAACTCACTATAAAGATCAACTAGGCGTTCAGCATCCTTCTCGGTTAAAATCCCCCCCGTATCAGAATATTTCTTAGCCAACATAGCTTTGGTTAAAATCCCTTTTTTTATACAACGACTAATTTCAATAGAGTATTCCATATCCGCCTCTTCAAGTTGACGGCGGGTAGGCTGTTTTATAACTATTTCATGGGGAATTTCTTTTTCGGTCTTTGTGGACACTTCTATCTCTTCCTCAACCCCTGTTTCTTTGTTTTTTCGCTTTTCTTTAGTCTTTTCCTCTACTTCTTCAGTAGTATTGACCGTGAAACTATAAATAGACTTCATATCTTATAAATTATGCTTTTTAAATAACTTTTTTCTAAATAAATTTAAAAAAGTGTATATAAATAGTATGGCAAGCCTTTTAACAGATGCAGAAAAAACAACCTGTAATAACGCAATGGATGATCTGCACGATACCTTCGCACGAGACGTCACAGTTTACAAAGATGCGATAGTCACAGTATCTTCTCCTAGTCAGTCTTATAATACTATTTATGGCAACGCAGGCGCAACCACACCTATAACTTATACACCTCAATCTTCGACTGTGTCCGCACGACTTTTATATGGCAAAAATTATACTGAAGATTATTTCGCAAATAGCCAGTCAAATTCCCAGCTTAAAATCTTCTTGCCCGAAGGAGAGGTAAGAATGATATTCAAAGCTGCTGATTACGCTACAGTGTCGGAAGCTAAGCGAATAGAATTTGATAGTCAAAAATTTGCAATCGATAGCGACTTTCGTGCTCACGGAGTTTTTGGAGTGAAGTTTTATACCATCTATCTCAAATCAGTTAGTTAATATGCCCGCTATCAAATCCGTTACTCGTAAAACGCTTAAAGAGATACAGAGTGCTCTGCCTCGCGAAGCGTCTTACACTAGAGGGATTAAACAGGCTATCGAAAAAAAAGTAAAATCAGCTCAACAAAATCTATTAAAAAGTTTTGAAAAACATCCTGTGACCGCAGAAATAGAGGGAGGAGCTAGCTCTAGCAATTTAAGCGGCACCCTCGGAGGGATAGGCAACCTTTTTACCTACATAGGATTTAGCAGCGGAGATAAGCCCTTAGCCATTTTACGTACATTGTTAGAAAAATATGAGATAAGATACCATCACACTAAGAGTCGCACGAACATTAACATTACGGTTCCTACCACCTCAGAACTCTTTAAGGCTACTCCGATGCCATGGGCGACAGGGCGTAGTTGGGCAAAAGGCATTGAAACAGGCATCTCTGGGCTGGGCAGATATCTATACCAAGATTCCGCTCGTTCCCGCTCAGGGGGAGCTGTCCAAGTGAAAGGAAAACTTCGCGCAGGCAAGTTTAGCAATACATCTTATTTAAGTTCTTTGCTTAATAACTACTATAAAGAGATCAGAAAAATCGAAAAAGAAACCATCACATGAAACCACTTTATCAACATAAACTCTTAACAAGCTTCTATTTATGGTTCGACCATTTCCTGCTCGATAAAGGCTCAGCCTACAAAAATTTCCAAGGCACCGACTTTTATAACTATTCAGACGAACGCATTCAAAATAAAACAGTATTCGGATCCCCTTATAAACAATGGGTTTATGATAAAAGCATTGCAAATGCCACAACGCCCTCGATTAGCGGAGATGGCCCCACGGGTCCTATTACCTTTACAAACCCAGCTGGCAACACTACAGGGACCAGCGGCCTTCTACTTGATTACGAAAACGGCCGGGTTCTATTCGATAGCTCTGTAGCCACTACCGCCAGTATTAGCGGGGGATACAGCGTCAAAAACTTTAATACTTATGTTTCCAACCAAAACGAAGAAAGCCTCATAATGGAAGGTAAATATAAGCTCAATGCTCGCTACACACGAGAATTGACAAATGTCGCCCCATATGACGAAGTAACCCCTGCAGTCTTTCTTTCTACAACCACCAGCTCAAACGAACCCTTTGCCCTTGGAGGTGAAGATAACACCATCTCAAACATTACCGCTGTAGCTTTTGCGGAAAATACTTATCAATTAGATGGAATTCTATCTGTTTTTGCAGACGCTTCCAAGGAAATATTCAAAGGGATTCCCTACACAGGGTCTCCTCTAGATGAATACGGTAACATTAAATCCACATACCCAACAGGTTATGATTATAACAATGTGGCAAACAACAATGCAACAGACATTTTCTTTGTACAAAACACTACAGTTTCTAAGATTTCAGACAAAATGGACAAATTCATACCAGTGCCACTGTATGTAGGTTTTATCGACTTTGAAATCAACAAATACCGTTTTCCCAGACAATAAAAGTTCTCAAACCCCTATTTTGGCTGTAACTATTTTTAATAAAACTTTAAAATACTATGGCTACTTCAAGAAACAGAATCATTTATCAGAGTCAGGCGCTCTTTATAGCTCCTAGCTCCACTGGTTTCCATATTCAAACAGGCAACAACAACGCGGGGGGCGGCACAGGCCCCACGTCGCAGGATGAGACATACAACATGAACTGGACTGGTGTGCCAGCTCGGGCTTCCTTCGGAGGCACGACAGCAGATCCGTCCGCCGCTGGTAATTGTAGGAGTCGCAGCCTAATTGAACCTATGGAAAGAATACAATCCGCCAACTTTAATTTTACAATTAACAGGCAGGATATTAACGAATTTGGCCAATTGGCTCGTTTGGATTCTATTGTTATGGAATCTCCGACTGTTGGGCTAGACTTTAATTATTACCTGACAGACGGCGGAAACGAAAGAAAAATGGGCTTTAATGTCCCCACTATGAACAATGCTGGGGGGAATGCGGTCGCAGCTCGATCAAGCGCTACTGAATATTTTTGGACAGGCGACGGATGTTTGTCAGGATTTTCAGCTCTTTCAGGCGTTCTAAATGACCCTCAAGGAAATAACTTTTTCATTACAGTTGTCCCTGATGGCAAAGACGTACAAGGAACCACTGCGCTAGCCACCACAGGTAGCGCTTATACCAAGAACGATGTGGTTGCTATCGGCAATGGCTTTGTGAGCGATTACACAGTCGAAGCTGCAGTGGGCTCCATTCCTACCGCTTCCGTTACGGTTGAAGCCTTCAATATTAAGGTCGATGATCATCTTTCTGGTGCTCCTATAAGCGATACAGCAAGTTACTTCTTGGATGAAGGTGTTCCCGGTGTATCCCTTGAAGGCAACAGCGGAACCAACCGTTATGTTTTCCAAACTGGAATGGGTAATACAGGTACGCAAGTTTATCAGAATACAAATGGAACATCCTTCAACACTACTGGTAGCGCTGATGTTGCTGCTCTTCGCCCCGGCGATCTTACCTTAAGTATGGGTAACTCTGGATCTTATTACGGTCTAGCTGATATGGCTGGCGATGGAGCCGCCCACATTCAAAGCTTCACTATTAATGTTCCATTGAGTCGCACAATCCTGCAACGCCTTGGAAGTACTTTTGGTTACGCTCGAGTAGTTGATCTTCCTGTTGATATCAGTTGTACAGTTTCTGCTGTGGTTTCTGAGCTTCAGAACAAAAATCTGTTTTCAGAACTTTGTAATAGGACAACACACGATTTCACCTTGACGATGAGAGATGCTGCCTGTACTTCAGCCGGTAACGAAAAACTTGTTTACACGGTGAAAAACGCTCGCTTAGATAGCGAAACGTTTACCAATGCTATTGGAGATAATGAATCCGTAGATATGACCTTTACCACTCAAATTGGTGGGGCAAACGATCAAAACAACGGGTTGTTTATGACTGGTTCTTATCCTCGTTATCGCACGTTACCTTATTGGCCCATGGGCGCAGAAAAAGATAACGACCTTACTTATAAGGGTACCCCTAAATGGTTGGGTTAAGATAAATACCCCTAACTAATCAAAAGCTGCCAAGGAAACTTGGCAGCTTTTTTATTTAAATATGTAAGAGTAAGGATTATCCCCCAAAAGCGTTATATACCGGATAATTAACTTCCCCAGAGAGCGGTGTAGCGTCCGCTCCTGCCACTTGTACGGGAACCGCACCATATATATTATATTTGGCCGTAAGGGCGTCTAGGCGCGTCTGAGCGTCATTAGTGAGGCCTCTGTAGGTCTTGGCTATCTCGTTCTTGTTTGTGCGCGTAATCGTCGAATCTCCGTCTCGCAAAGTAATGAAGTCAACGGCACTATCTATACCCTTTAAAACAGAACGTGTTTTCTTTTTATAGTACTCTACAAGATAGAGTTGTTTGAAGATATCGGCTTCTTCGTACCTAAAATTCCCTGTGCCCTGAAGGGCTGTGTCTCCATCAGTAGTTCCAGATCCTGAAAAAGAAGTATAGAGTTGGGTGTTAAGCAGCCCTACATTATTCTCCAGCCATCCGGAAATCTGAGAGATAGATTGGTACCCTGTATCACTATCAAACTCGTCGCGATAGATACCTGTAGCAACCGTGCTAACAAAATAGGGCGTTTGCTTCTTGTTTGAATCCCAAGCCATGGTAAAGTAATTTACACTTAAAACCCTTGACCTAGAATCTTTTTGGCTTGTTCATGATTAGGGTGCTTTGGGTCACAAACGGAGGTGCTTTGGCGCATACTAATGGTCCGTTGCCCTTGAGAGACACGTCTAAACTCCTTGCGTAGCTTTTCTTTGAGTTCTCGCGTATTGCCGCTAGCAAACAACCTGACCTTGCCACAAAGGTTCTGAAGGTCTGCAAGAGTCATTTCTTTAAGTTGATTCTCAAAGATATTGGGGTCATTCGTTCCAAAATGGTTTACCTCATGTACGCCCAAAACCTCCTCCAGTTCCTGAATTTTAGAGAGAGTATCGTCGTCTATTTTACCGCTCGAATACTGCAGGTCACTGAGCTTAGCGCGAGGCTTCTTAGTGGATGCTTTTGCCCTTTTAGCTGGCGCAGCTTTCTTGGTAGCCCGTTTTTTAGTGCTTTTTTTCTTTGTTGCCATATACAATAATAGTATACACAGGATTTTTTCAAAAAAAAACTCCACCCCAAAACGGGGTGGAGCTGAATTTCTTAGGAAAAGCTCAATTATTACATAATCAAGCCAACCAAAGCGCGGTTGTCGAGAACCATACGACCCTCTTCGAGAGCACCATAGTAACCGATTCGTTGCTGCCTAATGGAGAACTGATCGTCCGCCACCAAGTTGAACTCAGAACCAGTGTCCGAATCCACAGCAATGGCGCGCACCAGCGCATCACGGCTACGATCCAAACCAACTAGGATCTGCGAATTTGCACCATTAAAGGCACTCGCATTGCCACCCTCGTTCTTGTTGTAAGTTTGACCTGCCGCAACAGTAGCAAACACATCATTATAGCGCTTACCCTTACCAAGCTCAAGAACTTCCATGATGTTGATACCAAAGAATTCGGTAACACCACTAGACTTCCACACTTCGTTACGTAACGCATCCGTCGCTGGAATATCCGTTACAGCTGTCGTTCCCAAAGCTCCCGTAGTATTCATCGGGTTGTAAGCGATAGCACGAATCTGCTCTACCACTTCCGGAGAAACGATAAGGTCAGTGATTCCGTGACGCGCCCCCGTAGGAGTACCACCAGACCAAGAAGCGTTAACGCGCTTGGCTTTAGTGAGGAGTTTGTTAAGATCGTTCAATATGAGGGTGTCCGCCGTACCTGTACGGAAAACATTCATATTGTCGCCGACCTCTTGGCTCTTGCCGTTTTTAGCCTCAGCAAGCGCTGTCATCAACAGGTTAGAGGAAGTCCTCTCCTGTTTCAGCAACACTTCCTGTGCTACACGGGTGAAGGTTTTACCAATCACGTCCAACCGTGAACGAGAGGCATACTTCCTATCGAAAGCAACCGCACTATCCAAGGTGTAGGTTGTGAACTTAAGCTCCGAAGCAGTAGGTTGCACCATATTGGTCGGAAGACCACCGGCAACTGACTGACTCCAAACCTGAATATAATCCTCATCGAAGATGTTGTAATACAAATCCAACGGAAGAGAAGGGTTGTCGTCAGCGTTATACTGAAGGGGAGTGAATAGATTGCTGATTGTCGGAGCGTTATTAATAACTTCCGAAACAACGGGGCCAATAAACTCGGCTAAGGCAACCTGTGCACTGTAAGCAGTGTCTCGATTCTTAGAGGCCATAGCCTTAATAAGCTCGAGTTGTTCTGGGGTTCTTTTTAATGTAATTTTCATTATATTATAATTCCTTTACTTAGCTATTAGCCATTGTCTGATACGCCCCATGATGCAGAAGCATCAATGTGAACCATCGCGTACTGTTGAGTACCTGTACCTGCAAACTCGTCGGATTGCCCGTTTTGAGAGGTTCTGTTGCCCGTGGCAACAATATGCCCAACTATACGATGCAAGTTCAACAGATCAGCACTAATGCCATCCATGGTACCTGCTGTTGCACTAACAACAGCCAAACCACCCGGAATGAATGTAGCGCTTTCTGTATACGCATCAGCTGAAAAGGTAAATAAACCTCTTGTGGCCACCGGAACTGCCTGACCACTCAGAACGGCCTGAAGCTCGTCTGCTTTGATCGGGTTATAGATGAGTTTTTCACCGTTCTCGTCGTTCTTAATCGTCTGATTAAGGGTGACGCCTAATACTGGGGCGCCGGTTGTTGCAGCGATGCACCGGAGGGGAACTTGAGGGTATTTATCGGCACCCAAGAATGGGTAGTCGGTTTTACCAAGATAACTCGAAGAAGATGCGAATTCAACCACGTCTTTCTTCAGGTTACCACTCAGCACCTTCACGAGCACACCGGCACTACCGTCGCCATTAGTTGATGGATTATCATCAACTATCTGATTGGCGAACATATTGATCACGTCGTGATCGCTATATTGCCTGAATGGATATAGTCTTAATGCCATAATATTTTAGTATGTTACTGAAACTGTGTCAGGATTAAAAGCTTTCATGAACTTGTCCCGAAGAGATTCCTCTTGCGAGGACGCTTCGTTATTATTCACAATTGCGGGCTCCTCGGAAACTTCAACGTTTTCGACGAGATCTTCAACTGTAGCTCCTTCTGAGGCAGAAGCTTTAGATTGGTCAAGGGTAGCCAAGCGCTTTTGAAGCTCTTGTTCTACTTTCGACTGAAAAGCAGCCTCCTGCTCTTCCCTGTAAGCTTTGCCTTTATGCTTGAGGATAACCCCAAGTTTTTGCTGGTATGTTTCAAAAGCAGCTTCAGAAGACTCGAGCGCAGCGACTTCCTTGGCTA